TGCATGGAATTGGTTGGCAGGTGGTACAGCCGCAACCAATAATGCTGGCTCTATCACATCAACCGTAAGCGCCAATACTACTGCTGGCTTTAGCGTGGTGACTTATACAGGCACAGGTGCTAATGCTACTGTTGGGCATGGGTTGAACGCTACTCCAGCAATGATTATGGTTAAAAACAGGGATAGTGGCGCAATTGGTGGGGCGGTTTACCACACAAGTATGGGTGCAACTAAGTATCTAAAACTGTTTCAAACTACAACTGGAAGTGACCAAGAGGCAACAGATAACACAGCATGGAATGGAGGCTCTCCTACATTTAACTCAAGTGTTTTTTCTGTGGGTTCCCTTAATAGAACAAACAGTTCTCAACAGATGGTAGCCTACTGCTTTGCACCAGTAGCTGGATATTCTGCATTTGGTAGCTACACAGGCAATGGCCTCCCTGACGGGCCGTTTGTGTACCTTGGGTTTAGGCCGAGGTGGGTGATGTTCAAGAAAACATCTGCTACAAGCAACTGGTCAATTCTTGATACTTCCCGTGATAATTTTAATGTGGCCGACAATCCACTATTGCCAAATACATCCGGCACAGAAAGCACATCAACTTCAACTTCTGGTGCATTTGCAGATATTTTGTCCAATGGTTTCAAACTGCGTGGAAACTCTGGAGATATAAACGACGGTAGCGCAACCTACATCTACGCCGCCTTCGCCGAAAACCCTTTTAAATACGCTAACGCCCGATAAGGAGAAAACATGAGTCATTTTGCAAAAGTAGAAAACGGTATCGTTACTCAGGTGATTGTTGCTGAACAAGACTTCATTGACACTGGTGCAGTCGGTCACGGCTGGATTCAAACCAGCTACAACACCCTTGGCAACCAACACCCAGAAGGTCGCCCATTGCGTGGCAACTATGCTGGCATTGGCTACACCTATGACGATGTGAACGATGTCTTCATTGCCCCCAAGCCTTTTGACAACTGGGTGCTGGACACTGCCACATGGCTGTGGAATCCACCTGTTGCTATGCCTGTGGATGAATACTTCTACACATGGAATCAAGAGACTACAGCATGGGACAGAGGCGACTTGCGCCCTATCCCCGAGCCTATCCCTGAGCCAGTCGTGGAAGCGCCTGTAGAACCTGCACCTGAAGTTGTTGCGACCACCTCAAGTGAGCCAGTAAATGAATGAAGTAGAAAAGGAGTTTGCTGTGCATGAAGCCGTTTGCGCTGAAAGGTATGCTGCCATTGAGAAAGCCTTTACTGAGGGTGACAAGCGCATGACGCGCATTGAATACCTGCTCTACATCGTGATTGGTGCAGTGCTGTTAGGACCAGGCTTTGTTGGTACAATGCTCAACAAACTCATAGGCGCGTGAAATTGAACCGATTACCCTTGCCCTTACCGCCATTGCTGGTATCAAGCAAGGGATTGCACTGTACAAAGATGCCAAAGCCACAGGCTCTGACCTCTACAAAGTAACCAAGGAGATATCAGGGTTCATTGGGCAGTTCTTTGAGGCGCATGAGGAAGTAAAAAAGGAAGTCAAACGAAATGAACTAGACCCGCCAAAAGAAAAATCGCTCAAGGCTCAGGCTCTTGAAAACGTGTTTAACCAAATCGAACTTGAGCGGCAGGCAGTTGAGTTGAGAGAATTTTTGATTTACCACACAGACCCGGCGCTGGGTGCAGTTTGGTCAAGGTATGAGGCGGAATTTAAAAGGCTTGCAAAAAAGCATGACGAAGAGATCAAACAAGAGGTAGTGGCAGAACGGAAAAGAAAATGGCAACGTCAACAAAGGATCGACAGGTTACAAAACGACGCTTTGATCTTGGGAGCGGTGTTGGTGGTAATTTTAGAAATATGGGGCTTGATGTACGTCATCCATCTGAATCGGGGGCCGTAGTTGTTGCAGTGCTGTTGATGCTTTTTGTTTGTCTAGTGATTCCGTTGATGGCAATGCTCTACTTTGACACTTTGACCTTGCAAAAGAAGACAGAGAAAACAGAGGCAAGAATTGAAAAATTGGTGAAAGATTTAGAGAAAAAGGAAAAACAATGATTCCAATAGTTGCATCTTTACTAGGAACCCTTGCTGAAAACGGCTTGGGTCTTTTGTCATCAGCTATTCAAGCCAAGGGCAAGCAAGTGGTTGAGAACACCCTTGGCGTAAAGATTCCTGATGCACCCACACCTGAAGATGTCAGCAAGCTACGCCAGCTTCAATTTGAGCATGAAGAGCGATTGCTAGAATTGGGCATTGAAAAAGCCAAAATGGAATTGGCTGAACTTGACTTGTTGGCAAAAGCTGCCCAGAGTGACGCAGACAATGTGACCGACCGCTGGCAAGCCGATATGAGCAGTGATTCATGGTTGTCCAAAAACATACGCCCCATGTCCCTTATAGCCATCTTTTTAGGTTACTTCTTGTTTGCCATGATGAGTGCGTATGGGTACAACGCCAATGAATCCTATGTGACCCTGCTTGGAAATTGGGGGATGCTCATTATGGGGGCGTACTTTGGCGGCAGAACAATTGAAAAACTTGCTGACATGAGGAAAAAATGAGCCTATCTAACGAACAAGCAGCATTCCTGTTGGATGCCTGCAAACTAATTCAGTACGCAACAGAACAGGGGTTTAAAGTTACCGGCGGTGAACTTGCCCGTACACCAGAACAGCAGGCCATCTACTTTAAGACGGGGCGTTCCAAAACTATGAATTCTATTCATTTGAAAAGATGCGCCATTGACTTGAATTTTTTTCAAAATGGGCGTATAATTTGGGACAAAGCAACTCTTTCGCCTTTGGGCGCATATTGGGAGTCGTTGAACACCAAAAACCGTTGGGGTGGCAACTTCAAATCATTGGTAGATTGCCCGCATTTTGAAAGGAATGTGTAATGCCTCAGGCAATGACCTTTTCGTCTTTAAAAGACGATGTTCGCAGTTACTTGGAGCGGGGAGCTTCCGCCGCTACTGACCCCCTTGTCTACGCACAGATTCCCAAACTTATCAACCTTGCAGAACGGCGCATTTCGCGTGACCTGAAGATTCAAGGTTTTCAAACTGTAGTCACAACCACTATGCAGGCAAATGTGGCAGTGATGGCAAAGCCAGATAGGTGGCGGGAAACGGTGTCAATAAACATTGGTACAGGCGGGGGGAGCAACTCCCGCACCACCATTTACGGTCGTTCATATGAGTATTGCAGGTCTTACTGGCCTGACCAAACTCAAACAGAAACCCCTGTTTTTTACACAGATTACGACTACAAGCATTGGCTCTTTGCGCCTACTCCTGACACCGCTTACCCTGTTGAAATTGTTTACTACGAGTTGCCAGCCCTGCTTGATGATGAGAGTCAAACCAACTGGCTGACAGAATTTGCACCCAATGTTTTGTTGTACGGTACTTTGCTTGAGGCAACACCGTATTTGAAAAATGATGAGCGTATTCCTGTGTGGCAACAATTCTATCAAATGGCTGCTAGCGCACTTAGCCAAGAGGACGACAAGAAGGTCATTGACCGTTCGTCTTCAAGACAAGAGGTATAACGATGACTGTCTTTACTAACATTTTTGGCGGCTCCAACATAGCGTCAACTGTTGTTTCTTATGCTTCAGTAAACTTGACTGACGCCATCACGGTTTTTAATTGGCCGGTGGAGGCGTCAACAGGCGTTAACCTAATTGCAAGCATTATGGATGTGACGCAAACAGGAGCAAGTAAGCAACTGTGGTTGCCGCCTGCAAATGAGGTGTCCGTTGGGCAGACAGTTCTGTTCAACAACCCAGGCGCTTATTCCTACACAGTGCATGATTCCGCAGGTACTCAGATTTTGAGTTCTGCTGCTGGTACAACATATCAGATCTATCTGACAGACAACACCACAGCAGCAGGTACATGGCGAACATTTCAGTATGGTGCTGCTGTATCTGCTGCCAACGCTGCCTCACTTGCAGGTACAGGAATTGTGGCTCTTGGCTCATTGCTTTCGCAGTCAATGCCAGCGCTAACCTACACCGCCAACCATACACTTGTAGTTCCGGATCGTGCCAATACTTTTGTGTGGACAGGCGGTGTGGGCACCTTCACCCTGCCCCTTGCCTCACTTGCTGGCAACAACTGGTTTGTGCAAGTTAAGAACGCAGGCACAGGTACTTTGACAGTAGCAACAGTTGGTGCAAACCAAATTGACTTGCAGTCAACCCTTGTCCTGCAACCCCTTGATTCTGCCATCATTTTGACTGACGGCACTAGCTTCTACTCACTTGGCTTTGGGCAGTCAGCCATTTTTGCCTTTGACTACATCAGTATCAATGTGGCGGGTACAGGTGACTACACTTTGACAGGTTCGGAATTGAATCGTGTTTCGTACAACTTCACAGGTGCTTTGCTTAGCAATCGAAACATCATTGTGCCCAACACTATTCAACAGTATTGGGTGACCAACAACACAACAGGTGCCTTCACACTTACTGTTAAAACAGCAGCGTTGTCGGGAGTGGCAGTCACACAAACAGCATCATCTATTTTGTACTGCAACGGCTCTCAGATCATTCAAGCTGAAACAGGTGGTATTAGTTTGCCATTGCCCGTTGCCCTTGGCGGTACAGGTGCCATTACTGCTGCCAATGCCCGAATTAACCTTGGCTTAGATCCCATTGATGGTGGCACGTTCTAATGGCAACCACACCCATTGTCATTAAGTCACTTCCCGGCATCAAGCGGGATGGCACCAAGTTTGAGGGTGACTTTTATGTGGATGGGCAATGGGTGCGTTTTCAGCGCGGGTTGCCAAGAAAGATCTTTGGCTACCAAAATGTCACCAACTACTTAGCTGAGACAAGTAGGGGGCTCAAGACATTTACTCAAAACGGGTACATGTATGTCCACACCGGCAGCGCCAACTACATTCAAATGATTACTTTGAATGAGCAGGGGTTGCCAGGACCAACAGTAGACAAAACACCTGTCACCATCAATGCAAGTGCAAACAATTTGTGGCAGTTCGATGTCTTGTATGACTCAATTAGTTTGACACCTAGCAACAAAATTATTGCCCAAGTTGCGCCCAACTACACATCTTTGTCCAACACCCTCAACGGGCAGGTGTTTTATGGTGACCTGACTACCAATGACAGGTTGGTTGAGTTGACCATTCCTGCAGGTGTTGATGCATCGGGCGGCATCTGTGTCTTGCACCCGTACTTGACTGTTTTTGGAGAAGATGGGTCATTGGGTTGGTCAGCGCCTGGCAACCCATCTGATTTAGTTGGTGTGGGGTCAGGAAACGCCCGTATAGCGGCACAAAAGCTGGTAAGAGGGTTACCACTAAGGGGTGGGCCTGGAAATGCCCCTGCAGGCCTTTATTGGTCCTTGGACGCTGTCATCCGCGCATCCTATGTGGGCGGCAACCAGATATTCCAGTTCGACACCATTAGTAGTCAGAGTTCTGTTCTGTCTGCTGCCTCCATTATTGAGTATGACGGTTCATACTACTGGTGTGGCACTGACCGCTTTATTTACTTCAATGGTGTTGTCCGTGACCTGCCCAACAACATGAACATCAATTGGTTCTTTGATGGGTTAAATCGTGAGGCGTCACAGAGAGTGTTTGCTTTTAAAGTCCCACGCTTTGGTGAAATTTGGTGGTGCTACCCAAGAGGTACGGCTACAGAATGCACACATGCAGTCATCTACAACCTTCGTGAGAATTCTTGGTATGACACAGAATTGCCCAATGACGGTCGGTCAGCAGGGGAGTTTGCAACCACTTTTGGTCGCCCCTTTCTTACAGGTGTTTTACAAACGCAAACACGCACAACTCCTGGCATCCGCACCACTGAGGCAGGTGATATTCGCACTACAAGCAATGGGGACATCAGGATCACCTACACCGGTGACAACTTCAAGTTGTGGCAACATGAGGTGGGTGTGAATGAGGTGGATTTGAATGAATTGAACGCGATTGAATCATTCTTTGAAACTGCAGACATGAGTGCACTGGTTACTCAAAACCACGAAAAGTCATTGCGTTGCACAATGATTGAGCCAGATTTTGTGCAGGTAGGGGAAATGACTGCATCAATCCATGGTCGTTCAAATGCAAGG